CGAACAAGGGGACTCTGTTAGCCAAAGAACGACTCGATACTTTTTTACGAATGTGTGCGACGGCGGATCCCGCCCATATCGACGCATTCGGGGACCCCTCGCTGTATACAGCCGCCAATGAACGAGGTGACGACGCCCTCTTGTTCGCATGCAGAGCTGGGAACAGCAGGGCCGCCGTTCTGATTTTGAGACGATGCCTCGAGTCGAGTATATTGATCGAGTGCGTAGGCAGAACCAACGCAGAAGGGAAGTCCGCCTTCGTCTGTGCTATGGAGAGGGGTCTGTACGGATTGGCGTCGTGTCTTATTTTAGCAGGAACTCCTCTGAGTCCCGAAGTCTGCCTGCCGTTTCTGACGGCACCCTTCGCCGAATCAAGGGATAGAATCTGTGCTTCGTTGTTAGGAGTATTTCTTGATAATTTTGTAAAAGGCGACACGGCGTACGATCAAGTGTTTATGGGCTTGTGCAACTCGTTTGAAGAAGGAATGGAGGAGGGGGCGATCTTGATTCTTGATCTACATCCTGTGTTATACAAAACAGAGATTGAACACAAAACGGTGCTTCGTATCGCATGTGCCCTTAAGAAGCAAAGGCTGGCCTTGAAACTATTGGATCTATGCCCTCCGGATGTCTCTGCGATCAAATACATCAACCGACCGTATGACGGAAGAACGGCTCTTTTCTTTGCGGTGGAGTTCAATTTGGCCGAGGTGGAGGATCGACTTCGGTCCAAGGGAGCCACTACGGATTTGATTGTAGCCTGCACACGCGGGGACGACCCTATGGCACGTCGAATCGTTGAGATGAAGTACGATTGTACAACAGGGCCCGGCAACGGAGACACCCCTCTTATGCTGATGATTCGCAACTTTGTTCCCACGGCGGCCATTCCGGTGAGTTTCGCGGTGCGGGCTATTCTCATTCATATATATACAACATTGTCGCATGAACCAATGTTGCGTGCGATAAACGCAACAGTTCTTAGCGGTCCCAACAAAGGTCAGACTGCGTTGTGGTTGAGTTGTTCGAAAGGAAAGGAATGGTCCGACATATCGTGTAGGTTAATCGAGCAGGGGGCGAACGTGAATGCCAAGTGCAGAGGAATGACACCGTTAATGCTATGTTGTACTACGTTAGATTTTGCTACAATGACAAGTTTGTTTCGAAAGAGCGCGGATATCAGTCAGACCAACAAAGACGGCAGCAACGCCAAACACCTATTAATTGCGGCTATGACAGCAAAAACGAAAGATCCAGAATTTAAATCGCTAAAATCAGAGTACCAGAAGGCACTCCTACAATTTAGTGCTCACGAAGGAAAGGCGGGAGAAGAAGTAGCAGAAGGAGCAAAAGCAGGAGGAGCAAAAGCAGGAGGAGGGGCGGGGGTAGGACCCGGCAAAATTAACGGTGCTGCTGCTGCTGCTGCTGCTGCTGCTGCTGCCACCACCGCGTCGCTTGTAGCAAACGCAAATGCGGCAGAGGAGAAAAAGAAAGTTGAAGCCGCCGCAAGAGCAGAAAGGGAAGCGGTTGCGAGAGCAAAGAGGGACGCCGACCGAGTCGCACGACTCGAAGCGGAAGCCAAGGCCGCTGCAACCAAGGCCGCTGCAAACAAGGCTGCTAAAAACCAGGCTGAAGCAGAAGCCAAGGCTGCTGCAAACAAGGCTGAAGCGGAAGCCAAGGCCGCTGCAAACCAGGCCGCTGCAAACCAGGCCGCTGCAAACCGGGCCGCTGCAAACCAGGCCGCTAAAAACCGGGCCGCTGCAAACCAGGCCGCTGCAAACCAGGCCGCTGCAAACCAGGCCGCTAAAAACCGGGCCGCTGCAAACCAGGCTGAAGCAGACGCCAAGGCCGCCGAAGACAAAGCCGTCGTTCAAGAACGTGTCGACATTGTCGAAGCGATGCGATCTGTCGAAGGTTCGATGGACATCCCTCCCCAAATTCTTATAAACGGAAGTACAGCGTTGCGTCATTACGGAGAAGAACAGAGACTCCCTACAGCACCCTATTTGTCCTCCCGCTCTGACGTAGACGCCTTTCGACTCACCTCTTCTGACGAGATGTGTAAGTTGGTACCTGCACTCGTCAGAAGGCTCGAAGCCCATTTGAACACAAAAACTCCAGAGCAGTTGGGAAGCCTAGTACCAGCGCCAACAGGGCCTAGCCGACGCGGTATAGAAATCAGTTTTCGCCATAAATTGTTTGACCGGTATCCATATATTAAAGAAGTGCTAGACCGTCTCATCGCAGGCATCGGAGGCATCGCAGGCATCGGAGACATCGCAGGCATCGGAGAATTAGTAGAAACGCCAACGGAAGAAAAGGACTCTCGCATTTGGAGACGCGAATGGGCATGTCCTTTCAACGTTATACTTCTGTTTGAACACTCAGGAAGACTCATACTCAAAGTGCGAGGAGACACACCCAATGGCACACAGACAGTGTGGTCAGAAAATCAACAAATAAGGGTCCCCTCCTTTCCATCGCTCGTCGATCTGACATTTTGGTATCTTGACGGCGCAGATTTACGAACTAAACAACTCACATATTCAAGAGCATTTCCATCGACGTCGTCGTATGCCTCCTTGCCCCTCTTACTGTGTCAGCAACGTGATTTGGAACAGTTTATTAAAGATCCCAAGGGTGCTCCTGGACACATTGTGATAGCCGTGCGTGAAAAGGTGGAACGACGAACGCCTCTCGTAAACGAGTTGTTTAAACGGTTGCCGCCGGATGTGAAAGCCTTGATCCTGACGCTCACGACCCCCCTGCCGACCGGAGGTGCAGGGAAACGCAGTCGACGCAAAAATCGCAAACGAACCAACCAAACACGCAAACGACGCAATTAAAGCAGCAAAAGAGCGGTCGTCTGGGCTACCTCCGTCACTCGCTGTTTCAGTCCCTGATTGAATCCGTCTACCCGATCCGGAATGCGATTGATTTCTTCGTGAAAGGCGAACATCGTCGTCGACAACTCCTCGTCGGCGTGGCGAATCAATGCGTGAATCGTTTTTGTGTACAAGGTCGACAACTGACCTCGCTTCACAAGTTCTGCAAAGGGAATCTTCTTGATTTCATCCGAAATCCGATTCAGTAAGATGCGGGGATCACTGATTCGCGTATCACTGGATCGCGTCACCACTGGCTTTAACGAGATCTCATCTCTGCTCAGCAGCCGCTCGTATTGCGTAAAGAGATAGGGCTTCGCGATTCCAACAATCGCCCGTTCCAACGCTTCCTCGGTTTCTTTGAGAAGCAATTCTTGGAGAAACCATACGCGTCGATGAGAGGTACAGAGCGTGTATACATGATGAATCAGCCGACTCAGAATCTTTGTGAGAAAGTAGATCCCCAGAAAGAGAACGGGAAGAAGGAACATCTTTGTTCCCGTTGTTTGAATGTACTGAGACGCTTCTTCGATATGGAGGCTGCGGTCCACCACATTCACGAGAAAGGTGACCGGAACGCCAACGATCCATCGTGCCGTCGATCCAATCCATTGTCCGGCGGATTGTGCGACTGTACTTGTTACATCGATCGATTCCGTTGCGACGAGAGTGTCGTCCGTCAACTCCATAGACGGATTCCATTGATAATAGGAATACGATGCCATCGTCGCAAAGAGAACGGGAAAGACCATCTCCGACAGAAACTGGAGCACTGCGATTAGATACCGAAGACACGGATGCACGTTCGATTCTCGGCTGTGGCGGATGGTCTTCATTTCCACGGAGAGACTGCTCATGTAGTGGACGAGTTCCTTGATTTGTTTCCCGTACGCCCCCTTCGGTTTCTGAACGAGATATCCCGTGGCAGGATGGACGTCAGAGTACAACTCCGATATCCACGTGTGGACGGCATTTGTGGTTGCGGTGGTTCGCGTGGTTATTGCAGCCATGATACGTTTCCTACAGTCTCCCCTTCCCCCTCTCTCTTCATTTTTTTATACCGTTCAGTATAAATTTACGCCCTCTCCCTTCGGGAGAGGGCGTAAATTTTACGACGGGTTCACTGTCAAGAATCAATTAAGCCCCCTTGGTGCTCCGTCTTTATTTTTCGGCCTTTGGCCGAAAAATAAAGACGGAGCCATAAAAGGTGGGGGCTTAATTACATTCTAGACGGTACGTCGCGGGTCTAAAACCCCCTCTCCTCGCACACAGTAGAATGGCCCACACCATCGTTGGATTCGATATGGGGATTCGCAACCTCGCCTATTGCGTCGTGCGACACGAGGGCGACACTTGGACGATTCTCGCGTGGGACAACGTCGATTTGTTGGAAGGTGGGGTTTCGTCGCAGATCTCCAAGCAGTGCTGTGCCTGTACGAGTCCCGCGATCTGGATGGATCCCGTGGGATCCAAGTGGTGCAAGGGATGTGCGGCCGGAACCAAGCGCAAAGCCGCACTCGCAAAGAAACCGTCGCATCCGTGCGTCCCCTGTCCCCTCACCGTAAAGGCGTTGCGACCCCTGGCCGGCCTCGACAAAAAGGCCAAAAAGGAGGATCTTATCGCGTGGGCCACGAGTCGCTACTTAGTTCCGTGGAAGCCCGCGAAAGCCATGGACGCCTCTCTTACGACGATTCGAAAAGCCATGGATACGTGGCTGAGCTCGGTTCTCCCTACATTCGCCTCGGCCTCTCTCATCCGGCTGGAAAATCAGCCCGTGATGAAGGGTCCTACCATGAAATCGGTTCAGATGATCCTCTTTACGCTTCTTGGACATCGTCTCGAGCGGGAGCACGGATGGACAGGGTCTCTCGAATTTGTTCACGCGGGCACCAAATCCAAGGGTATTGTTGCTACTGTTGCGGCGGAGCCGGCAACCACAACGGCGGCGACGCCGGCTAACGCAGACGGCATCGCCTATCGGAATCGCAAGAAAACCGCAGAATCCGACGTCGCCGTGCTCCTGTCTTCCACTCCCGAATGGCTCTCGTTTTTCAACGGACGTTCCAAGAAAAGCGATCTTGCCGACGCCTTTCTCATGGCCCATCGTGTGCGTTCCACTGCCTAAAACGGACTGCCGTACTTGAGAAGAGAGATGTCTTCCGGACCGACGTTAGAGATCGGAGGAGGGTCGAACGACCTGGAAGCCCTGGAGATTACCAACATCGATGATTTCGATCTGGGTCTTCTTGGAAATCAGCGCAAGATGTCCGGAACTCCCCCTGCCGCCACGATACCCAAGGCCTCGGACAGCATCGAGTTTGTGAATCTCGAAGATACCTCTGTGTCCTTCAATGTCAAGCCGGTCCCTGTAGGAGACACCATCAAGATCCTGAGAGACGGGCCTCCCGGCCGGTCCAGCCCAGGCGGACCTATTCTCTCGAGAGAGCCGACGTTCGTGCTGAACGGGGGGTCTTCCTCCTCGTTTACCCCTATCGCTCCCTCCGCTCCCAGCGTACCCGCGGCGACCGCAGCCCCCGCCGCAAAGAGCTGGTTCTCGCTTCCCAGCATGGGATCCGCCCCTTCCGATGGAGGAAGCGGAGGGGGCTTCATGGGCAGTCTTTCCTCGATGTTTGGAGGCGGCAGCAGTAGCAGTAGCAGCAATGGGACCACGGAATCCAAAGCCCCCGAATTCAATCCCTCGCTCGAGTACTTGAGTCCCGAGCAGGAATCCGTGAAGAAGGCGGAGGGCCTGACGATGCTCGAGCGTATGGATCGCAAGGGCGTCGGCGGGACTAAGATGACGGCAGCCAACTCGATCGACGAGATCAACGCCGAGGTCGCCAAGCGCAAGGACTCGAAGGGTCTCGAGGCGAGTCTCCGATTTCAGCGGTCCATGATGACGACCGTTACGAGCGGCATGGAGTTCCTCAACAGTCGCTACGATCCGCTGGGCGTTCATCTGGACGGCTGGTCAGAGCAGGTCAATGAGAACGTGGAAGATTACGATGAGATCTTCGAGGAACTCTACGACAAGTACAAGGACAAGAGCAAGGTGGCTCCCGAGGTTCGTCTCATCATGTCCCTTGGTCTGTCCGCGGCGATGTGCCACATCACGAACACGATGTTCAAGTCGAAGATGCCGGGAATGGACGACATTCTGCGAAACAATCCGGGACTCAAGCAGCAGTTTGCACAGGCGGCGGCTCGCGAAGTGGGGCCCGGGTTCGGCAACTTCATGGGACTCGGCGGCCAGCGACCGATGGCGTCTGCACCGCCCCCCGCGAGGTCTCCGCCCCCGATGCCTTCGCAGGAGTTCCCGTCCTACGGCGGCGGCGGCGGGGAAATCCCCATGAGTGCTCCGATGGGCAGCATGCGAGGCCCTCCTGTCCAATCGGTCGATCCTCGAGGACCTCCGGCCCCTGTGACGGCGCGAAGGGAGATGCGCGGCCCCACGGGCGTCGACGACATCCTCCAGAAACTCCACGCCGCCGAGCAGCGTGTCGAGAACATGGTCGAGCGTCGCATGGAGAGGGACGAGACGGGTTCCGTGGGCTCCGCCTACACGACCGAGACCATGCGTCGCAACGGAATCTCAGCCTCCGCGAAGAAGCGAAGAACGCAGGTCGCTCAGCCAACGGGAGGGACGCTCTCGTTGAATGTGTAATGTGGATTACCTTACCTTCCAATGGAGGGTACAGTAATTATACTGAACGGTAGTTATTGTTGGCGGGAGTTCACATCCCAAACAGCGACTTCATGTTCTTCTTGTACTTCTCGACATCGGCGTCCACTGTATGGCCGCACCAGTGGGGAATCATACAATAGGGACTGTTCTCGTTGGCCGCGACCCAGAGGATGAAAAAGACAACAAGCGTTCCCACGGCGGCGACGACAAAGTTACGCGTCGCAATGAACAGAACCGAAAAGAGAAGGATCGGACGTAGATAGGGCCACTGTAGGAAAGCCTCCTGTTGCTTGGTGAGTTCCAGAGACAAGTACCGACCTCCGAGATTCATGAGCAGGTAGAATGCACCGATGATGTAGGGATTTGCAGAGGCCATCGTAATGGTTTGACCAATGACTTCGAGGGTTGTGGCGGGAGCCATCACCGCGGCTGCACCCATCGCGGTTCCCGCGGCGACCGCGACGTTTCCGGGCGTCTTCGGCGTCAGAGCCGTAATCATGTTGTTGTAATGCGGCGGCAAAGACGCCATCGTCGACGCCGGGGTCAGGTGTAACTTACTCATTCCTATCCTTCGCCCCGAATTTACTTTGCGGTACCAAGGGTCGACAGCAAATGAACGTCGGCGATCCAAAAGAACGACGCGATCAAGGCGAGCACGGCCAGGATCGGATGACGCAGCGACAACCCTACGATGGCGGCTCCCGCAACGAATCGTGCGGCGGGATGGCGTGCGGCCGCTTCCAATCCATAGGCGTAGGGGAGTTCAAACCGGAGACTGAAGAATCCGATAAAACAGAGAAGTCCGATCGCGATCAAGGCGTCCACCGTTTTGGAATCTTGGAACAGAATGTCCATTCTCTTACAAGATC